GCATGGCACGAATCATTGCCGATTATGCTGACGACCTGCCAAATGTTGGCGTCAACTATCGCGAAGAAACCGGCAAGGTGTTCAGTCTGGGCAACTTCTACGAGTACAGCCTGATGGAAATCCGCGCCTCTCAGGCAACAGGGAAAAATCTGCCGACCCGACTGGCTAATGCAGCCCGCCGTGCGCATGACGTGAAGGTTAATGACCTGGCGTTTTATGGCGATGATGACTATCAGATTGTCGGTGTACTTGATCACCCGAACATACCGGCAACCACTTCTGCTGGCTGGACAACTGGCGCTATCGCTTCTGGTGAGCTGGAAGATGCGGTGTCGGCAATCGAAACCGTGACCAAAGGCCTGCACGCTGCGAACGTTATCGCACTGCCGCCAAGTGCTTTCAAAATCCTGTCTAAGCCGATGCCAAATACCAACACATCTTACATGACCTACTTCAATACCCAGTATCCGGGCATGCAGTGGATTCGAGTGAACGAGCTGGAAGACATAGACGGCACCGGTACCAAGGCTGCTCTGGTTATGGAGCGCAATGCTGATAACGCATCCATGGAAATCCCGCAGCCGTTTGAACAGCTGCCTCCTCAGGCTAATAACCTGGCGTTCAAGATCCCATGTCACAGCCGCGCTACCGGCGTTCAGGTTTACCTGCCGCTGACCCTGCACCTCATCAAAGGCATTTAAGAGGCTTCGGCCTCTTTTCTTAAGGATTATCCATGAAGATTACCAACGCATCAGCACGACTCTATTACATCGCAGGGCAGAAGCTGGCGCCGGGCCAGACCGCAGAAGTAGATGATTCCTGGAAAGATAACAAAACGGTGCAGGCGTCTATCACGAAAGGTGAGTTGCGACTCGCTGACAAAGATGAAGCCGTAACCGCCAGCCAGGTAGAGGAAAAAGAGAAGGACAAGAAGTAATGAACATCGCCGCATTTGAAGGCCTGACGCCTCTAGAGATATTCCGCAAGCTAGCGCCTGAATTTGCGGCTGTTCCTGATGAGGTTGTTCAGGGCTATATCGACCTTGCATCGCTGTTCGTTTGTGAGGGTGACTACGGCGACGCCTATAACGTAGCGCTTGCTCTCATGGCGGCGCACATCATGGCATCACCTGGCGGTTACTCTGATGACGGGTCCACATCATCTGGTCGCATCCTCTCACGCAAGGAGGGTGACCTGGCGATCACCTACGGCAACGTGTCGGGGGATTCCAGTTACCTCAGCGGCACGACATACGGGAATCTGCTGCAAATGCTTCGCAAGAAGAAAGGCGGCGGCTTCTCGATAATGACTCGCGGAGTCGTGGGGGGATGCGGGTGTCTGTAAGGTTTACTGACAACAAGCGCCAGTGGGAAAAGCTCCGTAGAGAACTTAAAGATATCGGCAGCAAAGAGGTTGTTGTTGGCATCCAGAATGGTGAGGTGAACGATGGAGTGCTGGTAGCCCAGTACGCCACATGGAATGAGTTCGGTACCAGAACAATTCCCGCCCGCCCATTCATGCGGACATACTTTGACGCATCCATTGCACGGCTGGAAAAGTTTGCCACAAATGGTGTTACTCAGGTGCTTCTCGGGAGAGCAACATTCCTGCAATTCCTGAACGCCGCTGGCGTATTCATGGTTGATGGCGTCAAAAAAAGCATCAGTACTGGAGCGTGGCTCCCTAACGCACCAATGACCGTTGCGCTTAAAGGCTCTTCAAAACCTCTGATAGACAGCGGTGTAATGCTTAACTCCGTTACTTTCGCCATTCACAACTACGGGCATTCAAGATGAGCAATCCATTCCGCAGGCCTTTCACGGTATTAACACCGACACCATCAACGCTGGTTAACGGTGTGATTGTTGACGGTGCGATGGTTGAATCTACGGCCTCATTTAGCGTGCAGAGCATCAAAGATACGCAGGAAATTGAAAGCCTGGAGGCGGGGCGAAGGCTTACGGACTATCGGCGGCTGTATGGCGATGCCAAATTGCAGATTACCGATGATTTCCCGATGGCGCAGCCGGCTCTTGTCGTTATCGACGGGTTCAACTACGAAGTTAAGCACCGTGAACCGTGGCAAAACGGCATCATTCCCCACTACAAATATTATGTGGTAAGGAAACGGGATGGCTGAAACAACGGTATCAAACTTTGCTCCTGATGCTGTCGAGTCCGCTGCCTTTCGTGTTTTGTCTCAGTTAATTGCTATCCCAATTGCCTACGCCAATCAGAACAACTCTCGCCTGCCGCTACCTTATGCCACGCTGCGCGTATCCACACGCCTTACAGTCGGCAGAGATGAGCATGGTGGGGTTGACGATGACGGCGTTATGCCTTCTCACGGTGTGCGAGAGGGAACTGTGATGGTTAACGTTTACGGCGGCAGTGCGAGAGAGCATTGCGACGAACTGATAAACAACATCAGGAAAACGACAGGCCGATACCTCATGCGTCGGGAGCACTTCGTTATCAGTAACAGCGCACAGGTTAATGACCTTACAGCTCTGAGAGACGATGCGAATTTCGAGGCCATGGCAAATGTCGATCTGACCTTCCGCTATACCGGAAAATATCTTGATGACGTTGGGCTCATTGAAACCGTTGATGCGACTGGCGACATCGGCGGCATAGAAACACATCTCACAATCGCCGTCACATCCGACTAATCAATACGGGGCTTCATCAATGGCAAATCTAAGCCAGATTGCCAACGTGAATATTTCGCTGGATACAGCGAGTATCGCGAAGGCATCATTCGGCATTCCGCTGGCAGTTTCGCCGACTACGGCATTCAGTGAGCGCATCCGGAAATACTCAAGTTACAGCGCAGCGCAACAGGATGGGCTGGACTCGCAGACGCTTAAGGCTCTCTCTGCGGTGTTCAGTCAGACGCCACGACCTAACCAGGCGTGGGTTGGTCGACGTAATGCGGTGAATGTTGACCTGACGGTCACCAACACCGCTATCACAACGGGCAATATCTTCACCTTTAGCGTGAATGGCACGAGCATCACCTACACCGCAGCAAGCGGGGATGATGCCGAAGACGTTTACACAGGCCTAAAGACAGCATTAACGGCTCAATCCGTTATCGATGCGCTGTTTACCAGCACGGCAGACGCAGACGGTTTGCATATGGTGGTGAAGGTGCCAGCCACCGCAACTATCGTGAAGCCAGTGACAAATCTGGCTATCGCCACCACCGGATCTGCAGATGGTCTTGAAGCTGACCTTAATGCTATTCAGCAAGAGGACCCTGGCTGGTATGGTTTTGCTCTGGTAGAGCGTGGTGATTCGCTGATCCAGGCGGCGGCCAGCTGGGCTGAAACGCAGACGAAGTTGTTCTTTGCCTGCAGCGATACTGCTGAAATATGGTCATCAACTGATGATGATATCGCTTCGCAGCTGCAAGACCTTCAATACCTTCGCACCTCGCTGATTGCCCACAAGGCAGCCGCGACGGAATATCCGGAAATGGCGTGGATGGGGCGCTGTTTCACAATCGCTCCGGGCGGTGAAACGTGGGCGTTGAAATCATTAGCAGCAATCACGCCGAGCAAGTTTAGCGACACAGAGCAAAGCTACATCTTCCAGAAGAACGCCAACGCGTATGAGCAGTACGCGGAAAACACTTTCATCATCAACAAGGGGAAGGTGGCATCTGGCGAGTGGATTGACGTGGTGCGCTTCCGTGACTGGCAGGTCGACACCATTCAGAAGAATATGGCTTCGTTGATGATTCGCCAGAAGAAGGTGCCTTACACGAACGGTGGCATTGCGCTGATCGTAAACAACCTGAACGGCTCCCTCATTCAGGGCCAGCAGGCTGGCGGTGTCGCACCTGATGAGCGAGACAGCGATGGCAATACAGTGCCCGGCTTCCGCATTACCTATCCAAATGCCGCTGATGTATCTGCTGATATCAAAGCTACCCGCACTCTCTACATTGAGTTTGTGGCGCTTCTGGCTGGTGCAATCCAGCTGGTGCAGATCGACGGTTCACTGACTTACAGCTACGAGGGCTAATTATGTCTGCTGAATTAACTGGCACTTATGACGGCTCCGAGGTGTTTGTCACTATCGGGCCGCTACTGCTTACTGGATTTAGTGATGGCGACTCTATCACCGCTCGTAAGAATGCAAACTTCTACGAGTCGAAAGCCGGTCTTGATGGTTCTGTTGGTCGAGCTCGCGTTACCGATAAGCGCGGGCAGATCGAACTCCACCTGCTGCAAACCTCAGCAGCCAACGATGAAATTTCCGCATTGTTCAACCTCGACTCTCTTACCGAGGACGGCAAAGCAGTCCTGCCTGTTTCGGTTACTGATTTTTCAGGTCGAACAGTGATTGCAGCCGGGCAGGCATGGATTTATCAACTCGGCGATGTGGCTTTCTCTACCAACGAAGTAGGGGATCGCATTTACACGCTGGAGGCAGCAGACCTTAAGTTCTCCATTGGCGGGAACAACGTCTAACTAGGCCGCCTCCGGGCGGTTTTCTTTTGAGGATAACACCGCAATGGAATTCACCACCTTCAACATCGGCGAAAAAGAATTCAAAGCAGCAAAAATGAACGCTTTCTCCGCCGCAAAACATCTCGTCAAACTCAAAACGCTTCTTGATAAAGGTCTGGCGTCAGGTAGCGATGCAAACGCTATTCAGTTGCTGGCCGGAATTGATGAAAAGACACTCGAAGAAGTCATTCTTCCAATTCTTCGCGATTCATCCACGCTCAGCGTGACGGACGAAAAGAAAATTGACAGCCCTAACGCCATTAATATCGTCTTCACCGTGGACACACTCTTCGATTTCTTCGAGTTGTGCTGGGAGGTATTAAAGCTCAACTTCACCCCTTTTTTCACGAAAGCACTCACCCTGTTTGGACTAAGCCCCGAAGAACTGGCAAGCCGAATTCAGGCGGTGGCGAAAGGCGCGACCCGGGAAAGCTAAGGGAAGACGTTGAGCATGAGCTTTGGGTATGGCGTCCAATATTGCGGAGCATGTGTACGGTCGCAGAGGTGAAGTCTGGCCTGGTAACATGTGATGACTTGCTCAAGCTAAATGCCCTCATAGAGATGACCGACTATCTGAACATCCCGCCGGAGTAAAAATGGTTATCCGAGAGTTGTTAATAAAGCTGGGATTAACCGGCACAGAAGATGCGTCTAATGGACTGGACGATCTGGATGGAAGTGTTAATGACACAATTGCTTCATTTAATACGCTGGGT